CCCAACATTTCTGTTTCTTTTGTTTGCAGATAAGCCACTAACCTCCATGACCGGACCAGCCAAAATGACCGCCCTGCCAGAGCAATCTGGGGAGGGGCAGGAACTGAGGATCCTGGCCGACCCCGCAGACCACAAACAGACACTCACAGATGCTCGCCTAATGGCCCGTGCCGTTCGTGAGCGATGGCCAATTGACGAGGACAAGCGAGCCGCGATAATCAACCGCCTTTGCCGGATAGTGGACACGGAAGCCACGGCCACGCTTTCCCCTGACGGCCGTGAAATTCTCGACGAAGACAAAGCTGCGAAAAACAGCATCGCCGCGGCTCGTGTTTTGGTCGCAATGATTGGGCAGAATCAACGCGACGAACTACCGCACGGAGGCCCACTGCCGCCTGTGGTAAACGTAGGAGTGCAAGTAAATGGCAATCCTCAGCCCGGAAGAACTCTCGCAAGTCAGATCGCTCAACGAATCCGAACTGAGCGACTTTCTCAACACGCTCCCGAGTGACATCCTCGACGACGTTGCAGCCGAAATCGACGGCCTTGAATTCAGCGACAACTACGCCAACGACCGCTCCCGCCGCAATGCCCAGGCAATCAACGCCAAAACCGCAGCCGCTCAGGAGATCGGACCACTCGCAACAGTCCGCGACCCCGCCCGCCGGCAGCGATGCAAAACAGACCTCCTCGACTTCGCCCTGACGTATTTTGCCGAGACGTTTTATATTTCATTAGCCCCCTATCAGGTGGCAATGTTTGAGCGTTTTCAGTCTGTGATTCTCAGTGGCGGCCGCGAAGCCCACGCAGTCCGCCGCGGTGGCCTCAAAAGCACCTGTGCACGCGTGGCAGCAATCTGGGCGGCAGTCTATGGGCATCGCCGTTTCATCGTTCTCGTTGGTGCAACCGACGACAAAGGCACGGAGCACCGTGACAATTTCTTCGCCCTGATGGCATCCAGCCAATCACTCTCTGATGACTTCCCGGAGATCGGCCCATTGGTCTTGAAATGGAAACAGCCTAAACGCCAATTTCGCCTCGATGGCCGACTCCTCACATTGCACCCCAAAGACTCCCGCGGGTTCATTGTCTTCCCAGACATCCCCAACGCAGACTGTGATCAGATACGCGTTGCCCCCTATTCACTCATGGCGACCGACGTTTCAGGTGTAGCCTACACAAATGACCGCGGTGTCACCGTTCGTCCAGATCTCGTCGTGTTCGATGACGTGCAGACCCCGCAATCTGCTCAAAGCCCACTTCAGACTGACGAACGCGAGGAACTCATCACAAAGACCTTCATGGGCTTGGCCGGCCTCGGGAAGGAAATGGCCTCCATTATGGTTTGCACAGTCCGGCAACATCAGGACTTGACAGAGCGATTCATGGACCGCAAGCGACATCCGGACTGGCACGGCAAGATTTGGAAATCCGTCCTGCGAATGCCCGACCGCTCCGACTTGTGGGACCGCTACGCAGCACTCCTCGGCACAGGCGACACCCCGAAAGACGGCAAGCGAGCCGCTCAGGCCTTCTACTCAGCAAACCGCGACGAGATGGACGCCGGTGGCAAGGTGGCGTGGGAGTATGACAAGCTGCCCGATGAACTTTCAGCCCTGCAATCACTGCTCACAGTCCGCGCCCTGGATCCAGAATTCTTCCGCCGCGAGATCCAGCAGGAAGGTGGAGCGCCTGCAGACAGCAGTGGCATGAAGTTGGACAGCCAGCAAATCATCACCCGCATCAGCCGGGTTCCTCGTGGCGTCGTGCCATCGCAAGCCAACTACCTCACGGCCTTTATCGACAGCTCTGACCAAGTCCTTTGGTGGATGGTTTGTGGATGGCAAAAGGACTTCAGCGGAATCATTATTGACTACGGCACATGGCCAGATCAGCAGCGACCCACTTTTTACAAATCCGACCTCGCGTTAAGGATTAGCCAGCAACTCCCAAACGCTTCATGGGAGGAGGCATTCACTCACGCCCACAACGAACTCGAAGCTCATTTGCTGAAGCAATTCCCCGGCCTCGACATCATCCTTAAAGACTGGGCAGACGGCCAACAAAAGCCCCGCATCGAATCGCAAATAATGGCCTCCGCAAACCGCAACCGGATCAGACCGTCAAAAGGTTTCGCCCCAAAGCCCGGCCGCAAGCCCGTGCATCTATGGGGCGACCAGCACAAAGACAGGCAGAACGGCCAGTATTGGGTCGAGAAGCGAAGCGAAACGCCGACCCATATTCAGTACGACGTGAATATCTGGAAGTCTCACGCCGCCCGCAGGCTCCAAACCACGATCGGTGCACCGTCTGCAGTCCTGCTTCCAGGCACCGAAGACCGCGCAAATCGTCTACTCGTGGAGCATTTGACTAGCGAAAATCCAAAGCAAATTAGTTATGATGGCGCCGCAGGAGTGGTATGGGAGGCAATACCTGGACGCGATAATGACTGGTGGGACTGCTATGTCGGCTGTTGTGTTGGAGCAAGTATCGTCGGAGTGGGGATGGCAGGAGAGCGACCAGCCAAAGCAGAACGCAGGACCTTCGCTCTACCGGGAGCCGTCCGTGCATGACGAGCGACCTACATTCCGACTTCCAGGCAGCGGGCTGCAATGTCAGCACTGCGGCGAGAATCTGCCGCGAGTGAATCGCACGAAGACCACAGAGGGGCTGATTCTTCGTGAGCGTATCTGCCCCGGCTGCCATCGCATCAACACAACATCAGAACGCATTCTGTCAACGCATCAGCCCCGCGGGAAACGATCGTTTTCAGATCCATGTGAATGAAGATGCTACTAATAGCACAGCAGCATTTACCGCAGGCCAGTCGCCTGCAATGCTGCCAACATGACTACCCCCGCAGAACAACTCGAAGCCGAAGTCACAAAGGCTGCCAGCGTTTCAAATGATGGCGTCACGGTCACGCGCCGATCACTTGCCGAGTTGATCGCCTACGAAAAGCACCTGGCCAACAAAGAGGCAATGGCTGACCCAGTCGGCAGCCTCAAAGCCATGATTACTCGCATCGTCCCGCCAGGAGGGCACTAATGGGACGACGCCGCAGCAAGTCTACTGCAGTCGCAACACTGCCAGCCCCGCCACAGGTGAGGGCTAAATTCGACCTCGCACAGACCACACCCGAGAACCGCAGGCATTGGACGCATGCCGATGGCCTTGCAGCCCGCGCCGCTCTGTCTCCCGCTGTTCGTCGTGTCGTCCGTATCCGATCCCGTTACGAGTCCGAAAACAACTCGTGGTATGCTGGTATCCTGCGGACCGCAGTAAACCACATCGTTGGCAGTGGCCCGCGTTTGCAAGTCCTCACGCCAGATCCCGCAGCCAATCAGCGGCTGGAATTAGCCTGGCGACAGTGGACCGCCCGGGTTGATTTTGCAGACCTCCTGCGGACTGCCGTTGAAGCATACTGGCGAGATGGTGAAGTTTTCGTCATGCGATCGGACCGGCCAAAGTGGTATCCACTGAGTCTTGACCTGCTTCCGCTCGAAGCCGATCAGATCGCCATGCCGTGGCAGCAGTCGCAACTGCAGGACCCGTTCGTCGATGACGGCGTGCGATTCGACCAGTCGTTGAACGAGCTTGAGTTTTACGTTTACGACAGCCACCCGGGCTCGACGGCGCCTGTTAGCCTTCTCAGTGGCAACTGGTATCCCGCCAGTGAAGTCCTGCACCTGTTTCGTGCCGAGCGTCCCGGGCAAACCAGAGGCATTCCGCGTGCAACACCAGCACTCCAGACCCTGCCAATTATGCGACGGCAGGAACTCGCAACGCTGTACTCAGCAGAGACTGCCGCCAACTTCGCCATGTACCTCAAAACCACTGGCCCAGCAGTGACACCCGCCGCCAGTGCTGCAGACTTTGCTGAAATTGAAATCACCCGCAACATGCTGACCACCCTGCCGGAAGGCTGGGACATCGGGCAGGTTGAACCAAAACAGCCTGGCCCACTCTACGAAATGTTTCAACGACAAGCTCTCATGAGTTTCTGCCGTTGCACCAACATGCCGTACACACTCGCAGCAGGCACAGGCAAAGACGCGAACTTCAGCTCGTTCAAAGGCGACATGGCCAACGTATGGGCTCCCGAAGTACACGTCGAACGCGACCGCATTACATGGGCGATTGTCGATCGTGTTTGGCTGTGGTTTTTGGAGTCTGCAGTATTTGTCCCCGGACTACTCGCAGGCCTTCCCAGCATCGCTGAAATTGCCCACCAATGGACATGGCCGCCGCTACCAGAACTTGACGCAACAGAAGCCGCTTCAGCCGCAGCAACTCGCCTGTCTACTGGACAATCAACGCTCAGCGAAGAACACGCACGACGCGGCAAAGATTGGGAAATGGAAGCCGCCCGGGCTGCTGCAGACTTCGGTGTCAGCGTCGAAGAATATAAGCGAGCAGTGT